TTTGTTGAAGAAAAGGTAGAGGAAAAGGTAGAAGATAAGGTAGAAGAAAAGGTAGAAGAAAAAGTAGAAGAGAAGGTAGAGGAAAAAGTAAAAGAAGTTTCCGCTCCCAGCATGAGTGATGATGACGTTCTTAAATATATTGGAAATCGTTACGGAAGAAAAATTACTTCCCTAGACGAATTATTAGAAAAAAAGGAAAGTTCTCCTGAATTACCAGAAGACGTTCTTTCTTTTCTTAATTATAAAAAAGAAACAGGTAGAGGTGTAGAAGACTTTGTTAGATTAAACAAAGATTACGACTCTGAATCACCTGAATCTTTAATAGCTAGTTACTATTCTCAAACAGAAGAAGGATTAGACTCGGATGACATAAAGGATCTTATGGAAGATAATTTTGGTTATGACGAAGATCTAGATGATGAAAGGGAAGTTCGAAGAAGAAAGTTAGCTCAAAAAAGAGAATTATCTAAAGCTAAAAAATACTTTAATGATCTTAAAGAGAAATATAAAGCTCCACTTGAGTCAAGGGAATCTTTATCTCAACAGTCAGAAGAAGAATTAAAAGCTTACAGAGAATACATTGAAGACAGTAAGAGTTACGAAGAAGAGTCTAAAAGAAAACAAGAATGGTTTGTTAAAGAAACCGGAAAAGTTTTTAATGACAAGTTCAAAGGTTTTGAATTTAACGTTAATGATAAACAAGTTTCTTATTCTCCTTTACCATCAGAAGATCTTAAAAAATCTCAGTCATCTATAAATAATTTTATAAAAACTTATATAGATGATAAAGGGTTAATTAAGAATGCTGATCAGTATCACAAAGCGCTTTCAATGGCCATGAATCCAGATAAGTACGCTAAGTTCTTTTATGAACAAGGTCAAGCAGATGCGATTGATAATGCTTCAAAAAAATCCAAAAATATAAATATGGATTTAAGGCAAGCACCTCAAGCAATATCTAAATCAGGATTTAAAGTAAGGTCTTTAGACACAGACACAGGTCGAGGTTTAAAGATTAGAAGTAAAAACAAATAATAATAACTAATCAAAAAAAAGTAAAAAAATGGCTGGACAAGTAGCAGCAGCTCCAACTTTTGCACTTCAACCGAGTGCAGAAAGAGTTGCAACACAAACAAACTATATGACTACTTTTGATTTCTTAAATCAGTATCTTCCGGATACATATGAAAAAGAATTTGAAAGATATGGCAATAGAACAGTAGCATCATTCTTAAGAATGGTAGGCGCTGAAATGCCTTGTAACTCTGACCTTATCAAATGGGCAGAACAAGGAAGATTACACACTAAATACGTAAACTGTAGCTCTAATCAAGCTCCTGCACAAGACACGGCAACTATCGCGGTAGCTGACGCGTTGAATCCGGGAACTGGTGGTATTGCAGTAAGAGTTGGACAAACAGTAATGTTATCTAACAATGCAGCAGGATCAACTTTATCTAATAAAGGAATTGTAACTTCAGTAGATTATGGAAATGGTACATTTGATGTAGCATACTATGAAGCAGGAGGACAAACTTTTGCAGCTGCAGATGTAGTATCTGTATTTATATATGGTTCTGAATTTCAAAAAGGTTCTGCAGCAATGCAAAATTCTTTAGAAGCTGATGACGCTATATTTAGTAATAGCCCAATTATCATTAAAGATTTATACGAAGTATCAGGTTCTGATATGGCGCAAATCGGATGGATTGAAGTTACTACTGAAAATGGAGCAACAGGATACCTATGGTATTTAAAATCTGAGCATGAAACAAGATTAAGATTTGAGGATTATTTAGAAACTGCAATGGTGGAAGCTGTACCAGCTGAAGTTAATTCAGGTGCTGCTGCAATTGCTGCAGGAGTAGCTTCAGGAGCAGGAAACAAAGGTTCTGAAGGATTATTCTACGTAATAGGACAAAGAGGAAACGTATATGGAGGTGGTAACCCAACTACATTAGCGGATTTCGATGCGGTTATTCAACGTCTTGACAAGCAAGGTTCAATAGAAGAAAATGTATTATTTGTAAATAGAGAATTCTCTTTTGACATTGATGATATGTTAGCAACACAAAACTCTCACGGGAACGGTGGTACTTCTTATGGTCTATTTGACAATGATGCAGACATGGCTTTAAATCTTGGATTCTCAGGATTCAAAAGAGGTTATGATTTCTATAAAACGGATTGGAAATATCTTAACGATGTTACCATGAGAGGTGGTCTTGTAGGTGGAAAAATCAACGGTGTATTAGTACCCGCTGGTTCAACTACTGTATATGATCAAATCTTAGGTAAAAACGCTAAGAGACCATTCTTACACGTAAGATATAGAGCGTCTGAAACTGAAGACAGAAGATACAAAACATGGATTACAGGTGGTGCTGGAGGTGCAGCAACTATCGGAACAGATGTAATGCAAGTTAACTTCTTATCAGAAAGAGCGCTTTGTACATTAGGTGCAAATAACTTCTTCTTATTTCAAGAAGCATAGTAGTTAAGTAAATTTAATTAGGGGGGATTAATTTCTCCCCTTTTTATTATATAAAATTTAAATCATATCAAATGAAAAATCAAAAAAAAACAGTACAGGAAGATAAAGTATACGTACTTAAAAGACTTTCCGCTCCATTAACATACATGCTATCATCTAGAAACACAAGAAGATCTCCTCTTCTTTATTTTGATGGCGAAGTAAACAAACCTTTAAGATATGCAAGAAACCAAAAGAGTCCTTTTGAGGATGAACAAGATGGTAATGCTATCATTGAACCTATATTATTTGAAGAAGGATTTTTAAGAGTCCCTAAAAATAATCCAGTTCTACAAGAATTTTTAAATTATCATCCAGGAAATGGAGAAATTTATGATGAAGTAGATAACGAAAGAGATGCTTCACAAGAATTTGACATAATGACTTTCGAGCTTGATGCACAATTATTAGCTAGAGATTTAAGTTTAGGCAAATTAGAGAGTATAGCTAGAGTTTTATACGGCGTAAAAGCAGAAAAAATGACGACTCCAGAATTAAAAAGAGATGTATTAGTTTATGCAAAACGTGAACCTAAAGATTTTATAAATTTAGTTAACGACCCTATGCTAGAACTTCAAGATAAAGTAGTTAGATTTTTTAGCGCTAGCTTATTATCTTTAAGAAATAAAAACAAAGACGTTTATTTTAACTTAAAGCAAAATAAAACTAAGATGCTAACCATTCCTTATGGTGAAAATCCAAACTTTATTATAGCTTCTTATCTTCAGTCAGACGAGGGTATTGAGTCTTTAAAACTGCTTGAAAACAAGATGAAAAAATAACGTATTTTTGTATTAAGGAATAATCCTTAAATAACATATAATTTTTTAACATATGGCAAAGTATATTTCATTAAACACAACAGCAGACGGTTACGTTTACATTAGCGTACATCAGGTATTATTAACGCAAGTAGGATCTGCTACAGCTGCTAAAATTCAATTAGGCAGTGGAGCTCATCACTTAGCAGTGACAGGTACAGGTTTAACATCTGGATTTGCAATGGCTATTCAAACAGCATTAAAATCAGCAGCTGAAACGCGCTGGCAAGATGCAGTGATAAAAGTACAGCTTCCTAGTCCAGTAGTGGTAACTAGTATAGCAGTTACAGCACTTTCGTAATCAGGATTTAAAGTAAACCAAGATAAAGCATCCTAAAAAAAATAGGGTGCTTTTTTTTTGCTTATCTTTGTGTAAAACAACATGTAATGATTAACTCTGTTAGAAACTCAGTTTTATCTATAATAAACAAAAACAACTACGGTTACATATCTCCGTCTGATTTTAATCTATTTGCAACACAAGCGCAAATGGATTTATTTGAAGATTATTTTTATTTATATAATAGTCAAATAGTAAAAGAAAATAAAAGACTGTCAGGCTCAGGATATGCAGACATAACAAAAGGGTTAGTTGAAGTTATTGATAGTTTTTCTGTAGAATCATTCTTGACACAAGTAGGAGTAGCTAATACATATAACTTACCAGCAGATTATTATCTTATAGATAAAGTGTTTTATTATTCAAACTTATTAAGCACAGGCGCTACTGACGGAGCAACTACTGCGTTTAAACTAATAGATTCAACACAAAATTTTGCGGCCACAGTCACAGTTGGAAGTTTAGTGGTTAATACCACAAGCACAACGCAGGCTTATGTAACAGCAATAGACAGCGCAACTCAATTAAGTTTAAGCTCTGATTTAATGACTACGGCACAAAATTACTCTATATACTCTAATACTAATATTAGAGAAGTGGAAAGGGTAACTCAAAACAAAATATT